TTTAAAATACCAAGAAGAAAACTTATATAAAATAAAAGTTAAGAAATATTTTGAATTTATGCAAATAATTTATAACAAATTCTATGAGAATAAAATAACAATAAATAGATTTGGAAATTTTTTTCATGATTTTTTTGATTATTACTTGAGCATTCATGTCAATGATGAAAGAGATTTTTTTAAAAAAACTGATAAGTTGAAAAACAAGATGGAAAAAGATAAAAATTATTTTTTTGAAAAAGAAATCAAGATTATGATAAAAGAGCTTGATAAAAATGATATTAAAAATAACTTTAAAATTAACCTTGATGTCTTAAAAATTTACAAATTCTTATCTACTCCTGATTATAGCTTGATAGAATCCTTATTAGATTTAAATGATGTATTTAACAATGAAAATACATATAATAAAGAAGTATTAGAGGAATTTGATGCTTTACAAATTAAAGAATTCTGTAAGCATTTTAATAAGAAAGAAAAATACTTAATTAATTTTAATTTTGATAATTGGATATTAGAATTTTGCATTAGTAAAATCTTAAATTTAAAAGATATAAAAAAATATTCTTTGGAAGAACTTTTCCAAAAAAAAGAAGAAATCTTAAAACAGTTTAAATCAGAAGAAAAACAAGAAAAAGATGCAGTTTTGTTACCATATGTTGAAATTTTGGAAAATTTAAACTCAATAAATAAGATCACAGAACCAGAAATCATAATTTACATCTTAAACAAACCTATAAAAGATTGGAAAAAGATAAAATTTAAAAAATGTTTAGATTATTTCAGTTATTCTGATTTATTTTTCTTAAATTTGAAAGATAAAAGACATATAGAAGAAGATTATAAAAAAAATATAATACCTTTTTATAAACAAAAAAAAGAAAAAATTAATGAAAAAGAAATATACTTTTTAATAAAGCAAAAAAATAAAGATTTTATAAAAGAATTTAAAGATTATATTATAAAAACTCCTTTAAATAAAATGAAGAAAAACCCTATAGTTATAGCTCATAAAGATGAATTACATAAAGAAAATAGTAGGTCCTTTTTTATGGCAAACAGTAAATTTAGAATTTTACTCTCTGAATTAGAAGAAAATCTAAATAGCCTTTTAAAATATAAGCCAGCTGATTGTATGATGTCAGGTATAAATAAAATTGAAAAAAAATTAAGTAAATTAGAACAATCTACAAAAATCAAAGACAATGTATTTAAGATGTTTATATCCTTTGATCTCAAAAAAATGTCAACAAAATTTCCTAGAGATATTCTTAAACGAGAATTTGAAAAAATATCTTTAATTTTTGGTGAAGAATATATTAGAAATATATATAAAGTTTATGATAATTCAATTTTAATACACGAAACTCATGATATACCTTATTTTATACCAGTTAAAAAAGGAAACTTTGAAGGTTTTTTAAACAAATTTTGGACAATATATCATATAGATACAATGGTGTACTCTATATATAAAGTAAGAAAAACTTTAAATTTAGAATCAGAAACAAAGGCAATTTTAGCTGTTTTTTCAGATGATGGTGTTTTAGCTATAATATCAAAAAATAAAAAGCTTAAAAAAGAATTTGTTAAAATTAAAAAAGAGAAATTTAAAATTTTTAATCAGGAAAAAGATAAAATTATATCTTTATCTAAAATAGATTTTGTTGATAAATTTAATTTTTTTGATGACAGTGAAAATTTCAAGTATAAACAAAGAATATATAATTTGATTAAAAAAAGTTATAAAGATTGTGGTTTGGTATTAAGTGAAGATAAAACATTTGTAAGTGAATATTTCTGTGTTTTTTTAAATAATATTTTTTACAAAGGAAAATTGCTTCAAACACCCTTAAAAAGTTATATAAGAATTACTAATTTCAATATTGAGCAGATCAATAATATTCATAATAGAGAAAAAACTATATTTTCAACAGTTCAAGGTTATCTTAAAAGTGGTGGCAAATATATTCATGCTTTTTGCACTTATTTATATTATATCTTAATAACTTTAAAATATTATGTCAAGAATTTCACAAATCCTATTAAAATTATTATGTATTTAATTTCACCTAAAGAAATAGGAGGTCTTGGAATTAGCAATATAAATCATTTAACTAGTTCTTTAGAATAT